CGTCAAGTCTGTCGTGGTTGGAGACGCGACCGTTGGAGAGCTTGAGATTCCCGTTTTGGGTGATTTAACTGTACGCGAGTCGAACTGGATCAACGAGAAGCTGGCCAAGCAGTCCACGTTCTTGGAGCTGGCTCGCGTATCGATCAAGCTGGCCAAGGCAGCCAAGATCCAGCCATACGCTGCCCACGACTTCCTGCAGCGTGTTTGCACTGAAGCCATCACCAATCAGGGCAATTACACCGAGAAGGAGAAAAGCTACAAGGTCAAATTCGCTCGTGAGATTGAGGAGCTGACCCACTTCCTGTTGCAGACTCAGTGGGAGAAAACCGTCGTCAGTGTTGCCGCAATTGTTCGCTTCCGTCTCGAGGGTATGGAGGACTTTGACGTCGACGACGCTCGTGAGCTTCCTACCAAGATTGTGAACGAGATCTTTGCTCTGGTTATCTCCGAGCAGTCCGGGGAGGATGTAGAAGAGCCTACAGAAAAGGAGATCACAGAATCTCTGGGAAAGTAGAAGCCGGGACCTTTACCGAGGCAGAGCCTGACGACTGGTCTGAACTCTATTGGTCATGCAGAAGGCTCTGGCCGGGTGACGATGCTTTTTCGCCTGAAAGTTTCGGAGAGCTCCCGGTCTCCTATGTCAGACAAGCGATCATCAGAGGAACCGAACTCAGGCGGCGAGAGCTGCATGAGCAAGAGTTGACTGTCGCTAACCTGACGACCCTGACGGCCAACATCAACAGGGACTCGAAAAGGGTAAAGGTTCCGTACAAGATCACGGACTTTTGTTTCTGGGCTGGCTCAAAAGACAGGAACGACCCCGACGCCGAAAATGCAGCTGCTTACATGAAAATTCTTGCTGATGGTCAGCTTCCTGGCTGGGCTTATTTTGTATTTAATGAGATGCAGGGGCTCGATGCCGGTGTAACGGCTCCTGAGCCCGTTGCGGCAATCGGCGAGGGTGTTCTTCTCTTGGCACCTAGGCAGAAGAACGGCGGCCTGGAGGGGCTTCTATTGGCCACTCATGCAGCGGCAGGCCGAAAGGTCCCGGTCAAGATTGCCGGATTCAAGGCGACGATATCTGTCCCAGAATTTGATGAGCAGGTGATCGCCCGTGAGGATTGTTTCGTGGCCACCGTTTAGGCGGCGTTTTCTTCCGGCTCTGGTCTGCTGAGGACTTGGCCAGTGTGCAACCAGTGGCGAATCTCAACCTCACGCCAGGCTTCGTAAAAGTCTTGGGCTCGATACCAGGCGACCCAGTTCTCTGATCCCTTCGCCGCGTTGCAGCATTTACAGGCTGGGATGCAGTTGGTTGTTCGATCTTCCCCGCCGTGCGCTTTTGGCTTGACGTGGTCGATGGTCAAAGATTTGTCGTCGATGGGTGTTGCTCCGCAATATGCGCAGGAGTCACCCCAGGCGGCCTTAATGGCGCGCCGCCATAGGCGCCGAGCTTCGCCGGATGTCATAGCTTCAAGGTGAAAAAGGTGTTCAGTCGGTGACTCCCTGAGAGGGAGATTTTGCTGCTTTGTCACTTGAAAATTCGGGACCCAGCTGCGAAAGAGTGACGGATTCTCATCGTGGCCTCTGGGCTGCTTGCTTAATCATTCCAAGGGTGATTAGCGATACTTAGTCGGAAAACTTTTTGTGATTCCGGCACGCAAAATGGCTCACATTGAAATTAATTCATCCGAGCAGATTTTTGACGTGCTGTCGGCAGATTCTGCCTTCAGCTCTTTAATCGGAGAACTGGAGTTTCCTGATGGCAATCAAACCGCTCTCTTAGTCGCAGTCGCCTCAGACCCCCTTGAGGGGATTGATGGCGCGTCTGGATTGCTGGTCGTAATTGAGAAAGACCCGGCCTTCACGTCGACCCGACTTCTGACAGATCAGGTGGTCGTGGACCGAATGTTTTCAATTCGATTAGTTCAGTTTCCGAGCGATTCTCGCAATCTGCGGGCCGCTTCTGAGCGCTTGCTGCAATTGTTCCCTGGCACAAATGTGGTGCCAATCGCTGGCCCAAACCTGATCGCAGGCGAGGGGCAGGCAATCGCAAAACTTCCGTCGAATCCAGTTGCTCACGTTTAACCGGAATTAATTCCCAAGCGGGAAAATTGATCACCCTTAAATCTTTTTTATCATGGCTAATTTTTCAGCCGCTTTCGGCTTCAAGGTTTACATTGTTCCCTGCTTAGCTGCAAACGTTGACACCAACTCAGTAACCGGCGGCGTTGGTTCCGGTGGTTTCATTGATACGGACACCATCACCGCGTCAAACGCTGTTGTCGCTGAGGGTGCCAACCCTGCACAGCTGACCGTTGGCGGCTCAGACGTCGCTGCAGGCGGTGCAACCGTGTTTGAGCTCGAGGGCCTCACGGACGCCTCGCTTTCCACCGACACATCCTCTGAAGAGGTTGTGACCTACTCCGACGACTCCGGTTACAGCCAGTCTGTCGCCCTGTCTAAGTCCTGGGAGATCGCCCTTTCTGGCGTGACTGACTACAACGACGCCGGTTACAAGGCGCTGCGCCTAGCCGAAAAGAACAACGTGGCCGGCGAGCTGCGCGTGAAGATCGGCCGAACCACCCCTCAGGGTGAGCAGGTCTATGGCTACGCAACTCTGCAGAGCTACAGCGAATCTGTCGCCGCTGGCTCGATCGTTTCCTACAGCTTGACCGCTGCTGGTTACGGCACCTTGGGCCTCGGCCTTGCTTAGCTGATTGGAGGCGCTACCGGCGCCCTTTATGAGCTCCTCGGGTCGTCTGTCAACACGACGACTCCGTTCACTCAGCAGGACACCAACGGCGTTCTGGTTGACATCGTGAGCTCTGGAGGCGCCACCGCCACTGCCCATGTCGTTACGGCTATGGAACTCATGACCAACATTGAGACCGTCCTCACCTCTAGCGACCAATTCCGCACTGGCGAAACCCTCACAATCACTGAAAACGGAGGGGCAGGCGTTGCAACTGCAACCGTCCTCTCTATCCACGAAGGCAAGAAAATCGGCGCGATTGCCACACAAACCGCATTCAACACCGACAACCCCTTCACCGCTTCCAATACATCTGGCGTCGCCGTTAGCTTTAGCTATAGCGCGAACACAACCACACAGCTCGGCGGCGGTCTCGCAGGTACTGCGACCACCTCAGGCCCAACACTTCTTGACAGTGTTCAGCTCACCAATAGTGGCTTTGGCTTCCTGGTTGGCGACATCATCCAAGTCACAGAAGACGGCGGCCCAGGTATTGGTCACATCACAGTTACCGCGGTTCAGTGATCTTCTAACCGTAGCGCTTAGAAGAAAAAATACATTTAGGCTCGCCAAATGGCGGGCCTTTCTTTATGGAATCCTAGCCCGATTCTGCTTAGATTATTGTGGCTGAGGGTAGCGGCAACATCAATTTAACAATGTCGCTGAATACCTCTCCAGCGACTCAATCGCTGCAGAAGTATTACGATCAGCTCAACAGGGGCGGCAAAGAAGCGGCCGCATCTCAGAGGCCTGTCGGCACAGAGCTGGCCAGGCTAGTTAAGGCTGCAAAACAGCTAGGAATTACTTACGACAAGACTTCAAAGAGTTTTAAGAACGCGAAAGGAATTGCGATTAGTTTTAAGGAAGTCAGCAGGCGGGTTAAGGAGTTAAACGACGGCCTGCAGGTGACGGGCAAAGACGGAAAGAAAGCGCTCGACGGAATCGCGGGAGGGCTCAAAAACGTTCTTCAAGGCATCCCCCAGGGCATCGGCCTGGCCATCGGCAACCAGATTCTTGCGCCGCTAAACAACTTCGGCGCAGCGATCAAGCAGGTCGCTAAGGAATCTGTTGGTGCCTTCACTGATGTCGACCGTGCGCTGAGGATTACGGCATCGATCACCAACGAGGGCGACGCTGCTTATCAGAAACTGATTGGTTCGATCAAAGAGTTGGCAGCCGCGTCGAAATTCACGACAGGCGAACTGTCTGAAGCTGCAACCGGCTTAGCGCGTGCCGGCTTTAGCGCCGACGAGATCGCCGAGGCGTTACCTGGCATCTCCAAGGGTGCGGCCGCTGCAGGTTCCGACATGCGGGAGATGTCTGATGTTGTGATCGCGTCTCTGGGTGGCTTCCAGATCTCCACAGAAGAGACCGGATCAGTCGTCGACGTTCTGACGGCAGCCGCGAACAACGCCAACACCAACGTTGTCGAACTGGGCGAAGGTCTGAAATATGTCGGGCCGATCGCGAAGAACCTCGGACTGAGCCTCGAGGACACGGCCGCTGTCGCCGGTTTGCTGGCCAACAACGGCATCAAAGCGTCTCAAATGGGCACAGCGCTGAGGCAGGGCCTCTCGCGCCTTGGCGCTGCTGCTGCAGGCACTGAGGCCCCCATGGGCGACCTCGCACGAGGTACGGCCAACCAAGCCGCAGTCATGCAACGGCTCGGCGTTGAGCTGAAGACCGCTCAGGGAACTCTCGTCCCGTTCCCTGAATTACTGAGTCGACTCAGGGACGGATTCAGCAAGCTCAGCTCAGTCGAGCAGGGCCAGGCAGCCAAGATCCTGTTTGGACAGGAGGCGGGCTCCGCGTTTGTCTCGCTGTTAGCGACGTCGGCTGACGAGGCCGAGAGATTCTTCGACATCACGAACAACGCCGATGGCACTGCTGCAGAGACGGCAGCAAACAACCTGAAAGGTCTTGCCGGTTCTCTTGACCTACTCGCGTCAGCGACTAACGCTCTATTCACCGACCTAGGCGAAGCTCTGGGGGCGTTTATCAAGCCAGCCGTCGACGGCCTAACGGCTGTTGTCAACGCGTTCAACAACCTTCCTGACCCCGTCAAGGACACTGTGTTTGCCGTAACGGCTCTGGCCGCTTCCTTTGGGTTGGTGGTGGCTGGTGTCGCCATCTTCAAGGGATTAGCGGCTGCCGGGCTCTTCGCGACGCTCGGGGGCGCTGTTGCTGCTGCAGGTGCAGCGATGAAGGCAGCAGTCGCGCCCACCCTGGCTCTGGCGGCTGCTATTGGAGCCAAGCTCAAAGCGGCTCTCGTTGCTGCAGGCGCTCAAATGGTCAAGTTCGCCGCGACCGTACTGGCGACCTCGGGCAACCCCTTCAAGCTCCTTCTCTCTGGCCTCGAGGCCGGGCTTGGTGGGATCCTCAATTTGACCAAGGGCATCAACGCGTTGACGGTCAAGAACGCCATCGCAGGATGGGCGACCGGTGCCTCCAAAGGTCTGAACGCTGTCGCGGCGGGCGCAATAAAGGTGGGCCCAGCGCTCCTGGGAACTGCCGGAACCTTGGGCATTCTGGCCGCTGGTGGCACTGCGGTGTTCGCCGTATTTGACACCCTCAAGCAAATCTTTGGCCCTGCAAGTGAAGAGGTCAAGAAGGTCGAGGCCAACTCCGACTCACTAGCCGAATCCTTTGAAAAGCTCACGGGCAAGACTCAGGACGCAGGTGACGCGCTGACGGACACGGACTGGGAGACATCGGTTAAGCGTGTCGGTGCGTTCAGGGCCGGCATTGACAAGATCAATAAAGCGTTAGGGATTCAGACCGCTGAGCAGGCGCAGCTGAACACGATGACGATTGAGCTGTCGAAGTCGGTAGATAAGATGACATCGCAGCAACTTGAGATGCTGCAGGCTCTCGATAAGGAAGAGAAGATCCTCCAGTCTCTGACGCCAGGGACGGAGGAATACAAGGCGCAGCTGGATAAGGTCCAAGAGGGCAAGAAGGCCCTTAAGAAGTCGATCGACGACCTGGAAGCTCAGCTCAAAGCAGTCGCGAAGAAGTACGAGCTCACGGGTAAGGCCGTGAAGGATATGACCGAAGAGGAGAAGATGCTCAACAACGCCATCGAAGTCGGCCTAGGCGTTCTGAAGACCTACAGCGGCGCCCTCGACGACATTGGGGAATCAGCAGACAAAGCGGCCGAGTCGCTGAAGCGGTTCAGCAAAGAGGAGATGGTCAAGAGAGCGAAGGAGGCCGCAGAAGAAGCCAAGGACGCCTTTGAGCTAACTAAGGACGAGTTTGAGAAAAACATGGACGCCATGGAGCAGGCGTTCGAGAACCTCCAGGAGGAGTTCGACAAGGGTCTCGAGCTTGAGGTGAAGGTCAAGGAAACCCTGATCCAGGACGTTCAGAAATCCGCTGAGGCTGCTGAGAAGAGGCTCTCGTCACGGGCGTCCAGCCTGGAGAAACAGAATGAGCAAGATCAGCAGTACACCGATTCTCAAATCCAGCTACTCAACGACGAGCTTGATACTTTCGAGCAGACTCAGAACGGCAAGATTGCCAAGGTGGAGGCAACAACGGCGGCCAATATCGCAGCATCCGACAGGTACTTCGATAACGAAACAAAGAAGCTCGACGATTTAGCCGCAGCAACGGCGGCAGCCTTTGACGCTAGGTCCAATGCAATCGAGACATCTGCGAACAAGCAGATCAGCGCCATCGAGGCAGGTGTTGACCGCGCCAAGAATGCTCACGATCAAACGATCGCCAACATCGACAGAGAGGAGAGGGCGCAAGAGCAACGCTTCGACAATGAAGAGCGCAACGCCGAGCGGGCTCACGAGGCCGTTATGCGCGGTTACGACGAGCAGCTGGACCAGATCGACAGGCTGACCGCCGCGCAAGACGAGCGATTTGACGCAGCCTTCGACAGGCTCGCTGAGATGACCCCGGCCGAGAAAAAGCTCCACGACCTGAAGATTCAGCAACTGAAGGACGAAGCAAGGGAAGGAGGAGAAGACGGCCTCAGGGCTCAGGCACAACTCGAGCGCATGGCTCGCGATGAACAAGCGGCTGAGCTGAGAAAGCAACAAGAACAAGAACGGAGGCAAGCAGAAGAGGCCCGCGAACTTATTGAGAGACAGCGCCAAGAGGTCGAGATTGCTCACGAGCAGGTCATGGAGTCGATCGCGATTCGTCGCGCTAACTATCAGGCCGATGTCGAACAGCGTCGTCTAGCAGCTGCTAACGCCCTGGCAATCGCCGAAGAGAAAGCGGCTGCAGACATCCAAAAGATCCAGGAAAGCGCCGCAGAGAAGCAGGCGGAGCTCGCTCAGCAACGTCTCGAGGCCGAGCAAGAACTCAGCGAGGATTACGAAGAGCTGGAGCAAGATCGCGCAGACAAGCGTGCAGAGATCGAGGCCAAGGCTGCAGCCAAGATCGCCAAGCTCGAGGAGGACATCGTCGAGGCAAGGGAGGACACCGCCGACAAGACAAAGGAGCTTGTCGACAACAGAGCCAAGAGAGAGGAAGCCTTCGTGAAGGAGATCGAGCAGATCGAGAAGGACATCGTCGACCTGAAGGAAGGGACCAAGGCTGAAGTCGAACGGATCGAAGGCGAGATCCAAACCCTTAAGGACGAACACCTTGCGGACGACATCGAGAGGGAAGGCACCTATCAGGAGGCCCGCGTCAACGCGCTGATTGCCTACCGCGACGCAGTCGGCGAAACGCACACCGACATCGTGGATATGGGTGTCACTGCCTGGACGACCTACGCGAACAACGCCATCTCACAGATCAACAGGATCGTGACGGCCCTGGCCAACGTCGAAAGCTCCAAAGCCAACCTGGACAGCCTCCAGGACGGTGGCGGTGGTGGTGGAACTCCGGTGGTGAAGGGCCGCTGGGGTCCCAAGCCTGAGAACGCCTTTACCGGTGGCCCCGTGACCGGCGCAACTCCTTACACCGTGAACGAATTCGGACAGGAAGCGTTCCTCAGCAAGTCCGGCGAGCTGTCGATGATCAACACCCCGGCGTGGGGTGTGTTCCGCCCGAGGGAAGACGGCACCATCCTGAACGCAGCAATCACCAAGCAGCTCGGCTTGCCACAGCTCGGCAGCGTAAACCTGGGCTCCGGGGCAGCCGTCACGGGCAACGCTTCGGGTATCTCTGCCGCCACTCAGGCAAACAACATGTCGGGCGTTGTCAACGCGATCAAGTCAGCGATGGGCGGAGACAACATCGTCAACAACGTCACCGTTCAGTCGAGGAATACCAGCCAGACCGCGTCAGACATGCTTGTCAGTCTGACCAAAGTGAAGAACCGCCGGTTCAGATGATCGGAATCATGAGGGGTCAGCACGGCCCCCATGTTCTTATTTGGCAGCACCGAGCAGATCGCCGACACCTTTTCTGACGCTCACCGTGGCGACGGTCCAGGACTTGCCGACAAGCATTTTGAGGAGATGGACGAGAGGGAACTGAAGGTCGCCCAGGTCATCGCCGGCCTTGCCTATATCGACGCCCAAGAGAACGACGCAGGCCACGAAGTTCTGACCGAGATGTCCGAGCGCTGCTTGACAATCGCTAAGTATCAGGTCGAGAACTGCGACGAGATTCGATTTCTCGCCAGTCGGGCCAAATTCAATCCGAGGGGTGTCTCGACGCAGTACATCACTGAGTACGCCAGAGAATTGGAACAATTAACTAGCAACTCAGGCCGCGAATGAGCTCAATTGATCTGGCCTATACAGACAGCCTGAGCAACAACTACTCGGCCAGCTTTAGCCTTTTTTCAGGTGCTGAATTAGCGCGAACTTACGACGCAACAAATAATTTTCAACGGTCAGCTAGCGGAGCTCAGATCATCACCGGTCGGCCGGGCCGGCAAAAATACATCTGGGCCGTTGCTTGCATCCTCAGCGAAGCCGATGCGCTGAACCTCGACAATATCTTTCAAGCATGGGATGTAGACAGGGCCGACGGATTGCCGGCCGTGGTGACGATCACCGACTCGACGGGGTTTCGGACCGAGACGGGAAACGCCATTTTTTCGACCCCGCCATCTTTCACCCGGTTTGGGCCAGCCAACTATCAAGTTTCCTTCGGCTTAACAGAGGTCTAATCGATGTCTTACAGCTATATCCAAACAGCCGCCCGCGCAACATCTCTACTGATTCGCGGAGAGGAGTACATCCAGAACCTAACTGAGTTCGTCGTTAGTGATTCATCGGCCTTCCGTCAAGGTCTGCTGTCTACAGCCGGGACGATGATTTTGTCGACGGTGCCTGGTTCTTCTATGGAGGACTATTCCCGCGATATTTTCAAGCGTGGGCGCGAGGTCAAGCTCTTCGTCCAGTACCCAGGTGAGTCAACCTCCGAGCTACATCCTCGGGGCTTGCTTTACATTGTAGGCGTCAACTACGACCCCGAGACTGAGTCTGTACTGGTTGAGCTTGGTTGTCAGCTAGTGATGAAAAATCTGCTAGAGCGCGGAGAGGATTTACTCTCCTATTCATCGCTAGCACTTGACCCAGCGGCCCAAGATTTTGCGAATATCTCCGCCGCTATTGCCACGACTGGAGAGATTCTTTACCAGGACAACACGGGGCAGCTCGTCAAAAAAACATTCTTTAACGATCAATTTTCTTCGCCTAAGTTTTACTCGGTTCGAGGAATGACGGCCCTGCAGGTTGCACCTCTAGCTGCTGCTGATGCTATCCCTGATGAGATCGAGCTCAGCTTCTCTTACAACACGGGATCACTGGCTGGCGATAACCAGGGCAGGGTCGATACGACTGAAACGAACTCGAAATATTATCTGCGCTACCCATTCAGAATCAGAATCCGGGTTCCGAACGGATCCAGCGGCGGCATTGGCGGCGGTACTGGCATTGACGACATCGACGTCAGCGTGCCGGACCTGGTCTTGCCAGAGATTCCCCCTGTCTATATTCCGCCGGTCGAACAGCCCACGAGCGCTTGCGGTAACGCACCGGAACCTCTGCCAATCGACCCGAACTGGCCTCCGCAGATCCCCGGCATCAATGACGGCGAGGACAACGCGACTGGCGGTGGAGGCTCTGGTAGCGGAGGCGGCGGAGGCGGCGGCAGCGGGGCAACCAGCGTCGTTCCCCCGACCTCCTGTTCGGCCAACTTCGAAACCAAAGACGACACCAGATACCTGAAGGTCGAGCGCAACGAAATTCGAGTCACTCATTTCGACGGCCCAGCCGCTCAGCAGGATTACGCCTACTCAGAGGTCTACGGCCCAGCCATCGAGGCATCTGGTCAGTATTACGCGGATTATTTGTCGTTTTGCGTTCAGGCGAACGGCACGGCCTGCAACCCTATGGGCGACTGCCCTTATTACGGAATTGAAAACAGGCTGCTCGGGCGCAACGAAACTCGAAACTATTTCGGGGAAGCTAACGAGGTTGTGAAGACCGTCAGGCTCCAATATCGCCCGATCCTGGCTGCAGCTCAGCCCACTGACTGGCGTTCAGGAGTTGTCGAAGGCGTCGTCCAAGACTTCGACGCAAGCCTCGACAGCAATCAAGAGATGTATCTGCACTCGATGTCAGAGACGACATTTGAGACAGAGCCCGATGGGGCAAAGATCCAGAAGACGGTCACACATACCTCGATTGCCTCGAGGGGTGCCGGCATCAAGAAGCAGCTCGACGCGAGAGAAGGAATCAGGACTGAGGTGACCCGTCGCTCAACGACCACGCAAGTCGAAGCCGATCGAGCCGATACGGTCAACTCGCCAACAACCACCACCGAAACGGAGACCAAAAAATATCGACTTTCTGTTGGCGGCGGTTATTGCGACGAGTTCGGACCGTACACCGTCAAAGAAGACGTCCCGGTCCCCTTGCTTGATGATCAGGGCAGTGAACGCGACAACAAGGCGGCGGCGCTAGTGAAGGCAAATGAATACGCGAATTATTTGATCAAGATGATCAAGGGCGACGCTTTGGGCCTGAATGTGACGGAGCCCCTCAGAAAGGAGATCGGAAGGAACTGGTCAGCGAATGACGTCTTTCATTATTACGACGACAAAAACGACATTCTGAGCGCTTACAGGACCAACGCAACAACCTGGGGCGTGGGTCCCGAAGGTTGTGCGATGACAACCCAGGCGATTTTTATCTCAAAACTGTCTGCTGATGTTGTCAAAAATGGCAACGTTTTCGGCGATGGTGACCACCCTTCGGAGATTGCTCAACCAATCACCGTGACCAACCTCGAGCCGATCAGCGACGGGCACATTTTCAACGTTGAGGTCAATCTACGCTTAGGCCTGAGCGTTAACTATCAGCAAAAAACCCCGGAGCCCGACGACGTGGATGTCGACATAAACACGACAAGCGTTTGGTGGTGTACGGGCCTGATCGTTCAGCCAGGTGCCCTGCTCGCACTGGATAACAACGGCAGTCTGCCTCTGTCGAGTGACGGAAACCCGATCGTGAACGACCTGTTAGTCGTCAACGAGGATCTATTCGCATCAACCCCCTAGGAAACATAAGGGCGACACCCAAGTGGGCCCATGCCAATTACTGCCGCCGTATCTGCCGCCGAGGTCCAGGCGCAGGTCAACCAGCGATTCGTCAATAAATACATCGAGGCCCTTTTGGTCGACGCGGCCGGGATTACTTACACCCCAGGCGTGACTAATGACACGAACTTCCTCAGCAATGAGGTGGCCGTCGGAACCGGTGGCTACGACCGCGTCGTCTTCATCTATCAGCCAGCGGATCAAACCACCTACGCAGACGGAGGCGTTGGCCTAGCGACTAAGGGGTCAATCTTCGCGCATGATGGAGGAACAACTTCGATGCCATTCACCCACGCTGCACTGGTTTGGGGCTCGGGCAACGTCGCATCACTGGACGCAGCCACCTCAGATCCGAGCGCCGGAAACGACGGTCTATATACAGACATTCCAACCGTCACCACTGGAGGAGGCACGGGGCTATTTGTCGACGTGACCGTCAACAACGACGTTTTCGTCTTTACCCCCTCAAAGTTTGGGCGTGGGTATCAGACGGGCGACGTAGTCACCGTGACAGAGGCTGACCTGGTTTCTGCCGGCGCTGTTGCTCTCGGGGCGGGTGGCGCTGCAATGCAGATCGGCGCAGTGAGCAGCAACACCGAGTCAGGTCAGATCATTGCCGTCGCTCAGACCGACGCTCGCGTGACGCTGGGCAACGGCGAAGAGGCTGCTTTCTATTGGGATCTGAAGTTGTTCGGTTTCGATTGATGGATTTTCTAGAAAAGATGCAAGAGGTCGCGGCGGCCGAGCGGATCGTCGAGGTCGAAGACAGAGCTAAAGGAGCCATGGCCCGGGGCGACTTCGAGGGAAGCGTCCTGGGGTACTGGGAGCGCCTGGACCAGACAGGGGTGGGGATTGTTACCTACAAGGGCAAGGAATACAAAACCAAGCCGATCGGGTTTCACTCGACCTCGAAGGGCACAACGGTGGAATTGACCCACGCAAACGGAATCTACTTTTCGAAGTTCTGATGATCAATAACAGCGCGATTTCTGCCGTCCCCCTGCATCTGTCCGACAAAGTTGTCATTCAGATTTATTCCGTGCGGCCAGATGTTCAGCAACCGATTGACCCACCTGACAAGGCGGGGAGAATTGCCGGCTACTTTAATCCGTCCACCAATCGCGTCGAGATCTATGTGGTCTCCGGTGGTGGCAACTTCTGGATCAAGGTAGGCGGATGATCGACAAGACACGTATCTCAGGAGTCACATCTACGACCCGGTCGTTCAGCTTTGATGTCTGCCCGCGTCGGACATTCACGCATCCGAATGAACTTAGAACGATTTTAGTCGACCAGGGTGAAAATGTTGTCCCCTTGCCGACTCCGACGCCGCAAACCCCTGAACATGAAGGGGAGCTTATTGTTTACTACATCAACGAGGCCGGCGTCAGGGCTGCCCAGGTATGGGCTGCAATTGACATCGACGGGACGCTTGAGTGGAAAGAATGCGAGATGGGTTACAAGATCAGAAACCCAGAGACGGGGCAGCCTGTCTAGGAAGACTGGAACAGTGATCGGGTCCAGTCGGTGGCAGATAATTTCGGGAGTGATCCACTCAGCGCTGGCGAAAAATTCGATCCGACAACAGAGGGGCCGCCCAATCTCCTCGAGCACGACTTCTTCAACATCGTTGACGGCGACCTGGTCATCGTCCCTATCCACCCGGAGAGCGATGAAGAAGCCATATTTCACGAGATAACCCAGGCGCAGCTTTGCAACCTCCACAAAGACTGTGGCATTGGCTATTACTGCCTAGATGGTGTCTGTGTCGAAGATGGAAGTAAGAGCGCGATTGGTTACACCTCGGGGACCAACAGGTGCGGAGAGTTAGTCGTTGGATCCTGCCCCGAACAGGGGTGCGATTCGGGTGCGACATGCGGAACGGGCGGCAAGCCCCTGACCTGCTGCGGCAAGCCCTTCTACCACTGCCCCTCGACTGACGCGGAGGGCAAGAGGTTCAACGTGACGCAGTGTGAGCCATGCAATAACGAGCTGACCTGTTATGTGCCGTTCTGCGTCGACCCGGATGGCAACTTTGCAGAGCCAGAGATCAACCCACTCACTGGCGAATATTTCGACCCCATCCGATGCCAGCCAGGTCACGTCCAAAAGGAGGCCATCGCAGAGTTAAGTGAGACGGGTGAATGCCCGGGACTCCTTAAGCCTGTCGAGGAAGGGGAAGAGGAGAACGAACCCGTGAGGTTTAACCCCGGCTGCGATCCCTACTGCCACGACTACTTCAAGACCTACGGCCAGATTGACACGACGTTCAACCCCATCACGGAGAGGCCCCGCTGCTCTGAGACTGACCACTGCAAACAGTGCGAAACCTGTGACCGGACCACGATCGGTCAGCCGTCGAACTACGACACTTGCAACCGTGCGGACCCCTCGGTCGCTGACATCGCGAATTTGGAGTATCCCTGCTGGTGTCAACCTGGCAACGACGGATGCCCTGAGTGCGAGCACTGCGAGACGGAAGACCCCATCACCGCTGGATTCTGTTTCCAGCGAGGTGGTCAGGACTGCGTCAATGAGTGCAATTGCCTGGTGAAGTGTGATTGCGGGGTCGTCCTTGAAGGGAGGACGACTACCCCATACTTCGGCTATGAAGGCCCAGTCTGTGCTGAGAGGTGCCGAGCGGGACTGTTAGCCAAGTGCGATCAGTTCTGCCCTGAAGAAGACACAGATCCATGCGCGAAGGACTGCGAATCTACGAGTCGATACGTGGATTGCGACTTCTTTGAAAACGGGGGGACCATCACAGATCTTTGTCCTCCTGGTAAGAACTGCCGGATGCTGGGGTTTCTGTACGCCGGAGGCGAAGACGGGAACCCGCAGTCGACGAGCATTGATGTGCAGAGCTGTCAGGAAGGTGGCAAAGACCTCGCGATCTTCCTTCAGGTTTGCGATCAAGCCGTGGACAACCCGGACTGTTTCCAGTGTGACTGTCACTGTTCGAACGACTGCGGAGACTGTGAGATCTGCGGAGACGATGGCACCTGTCAGCCTGACCCTGCCTGTGCGAACACAACCTGTCTAGGGACTGGTCAAAAATGCGGCTCGCGTGGTGGCCCCTGTCGCGGGTGCTGCCCACCAGGATGCACCTGCGGACAATTGATCACACATAACTGGACCTCGTACTACAGCAACGGGCAGTTGCATGACACCGCGACCTGTATCGCATTCAGTCGGCAGTCCTTGCAGAAATTCAAGGTGTTCAAGTCTGCGATTGATGCGGATGAGTATTGCGCTGGCTTGGCAATCTCCAACCCGGACAAGGCGTGCTGCAGTGCCTGGCAGGGCGTGCAAAACAGGCCTGAGTGCCATAGCAAGCACTGCGACTGCAGAGCGAAAAACCAAGACATCACATGGTACGCGGCGGGCGCTTGTGGGACCGTCTTCGCCGTCGCCTCTGGTGGCAGGATTGAGCTGAAGGTCACAGTCGACGAGACCCGCTGCTACAACGACTTTGACGTCAAAAACGGTCTTGAGTACGACGTGGACAGCCCTTGTGGCTACGATGAGTGCGCTGCTGTTGGCTTCCCTTCCTGATTCTCAAATAAAGGAACACTAGCCCAGCGTGCGTTTGCTGGGCAGTGGCTCTCTATCCGGAAAGAATTGTCCTTAAAAACTCGACGGACGGAGACACGGCGGTTAAGACCCAGATCCAGAGTGGTGGAAGCTCCGAGATTGTTCCCGGCGAAATTGTTGTCAGCCGTAGACCTGGTGGGGCGAACTTATTCACTACAGATAGTGCAGGCAATATCGTTCAGGTTGGCGCACCAAATAATTCGCAGGCTTCAGCTCCTCGGATCTTCCTAGATTTTACGGGTGTCGACAACACTCCGTTCAGCCAGACGTTCGCCATCGGTGGCGGTGTCAGTTCGAAGGGCGGAATCGATGCAGGAGCAGGGCCCTTCGGTGGTCCCGCTCTCTTCTCGAAGGTAGACCACAGTCTCCTTGTAAGCGCAGAGGATGGCGGCCTGAGCTTCGGTTTCCTGCCGTGGACCGTCGAGCTGTGGATCAAGTCGGACATCACCAACTGGCCTGTTGATCCTGACGAGGTTGAGCCAGTGGCAACCCATGCGATCGTCATGGGTCAGCAGAATTACTATGTGGGCCCAGGCGCCTCGACCTTCTATCTCGACGGCGGCACGCCTGACCTGAACGGAACAGGGACATCAACCAGCTACACCTCAGGCATGGCCAAGGGTGCCTTCGTCATGGGCTTGGGCCCTGGTGAATCTCAGACATTCAACGACCCGCTGATCCCTGCTACGGGTGAGATCATCACTACCCGCAACGTCAGCGTTGTCGATAACCAGTGGCATCATGTCGTCTTCCAGCATGAAGGCGCTGGTGTCTACAGCTCGTTTGTTGATGGACTACTTGCCGACCGCGTGGTCCTGAACGGCGCAGTCGATCACAGCCAGGTAGGCGCCCAGACTCTTTCCCTGCCGACTGGCTTCGTTATCGGTTTGGGTCAGGAGGACTACAACCCCAGCGACCCCACAGCGCAGTTCGACCATCATCCCGAGTTCGAAGGATTTATAGACAGCCTGGGTATCTGGCAGGGCGTCGCTAAGTACAGCGGTCAACATGAGTACGACCTCCCGACCGCCAGCGTCGCCAACGAGCTGGTCAAGCAGCCGGTCAACAACCTGACCAACCTGTTCGACACCAACATCCCCGACGTCATCGCGAACGGCTCGGTCCTGATCTACGACTCCGTTAACGGTTACTGGGAGACCGCCCCCGCACCGTCGCACAACATCAGCGGCAACGACCTGGGCGACATCGGCGACGTCGTCCTTCAGGCAAACAACCTGATCGCCGACGGCGCTGTCATCTCCTGGGACGCGAGCAGTCAGGAGTGGAAAGACGCATCAGTACAGCTCGAGGACACCAACCTCGACGTCTCAAACCTGCTGCCAGGCCAAACCATTTTTTATGACGGGGTCGGCCTCTGGAGGACGAGGTTGATTGATTACAGCGACGTCGACAATCGCCCCGAAAACCTTTCGGATTTGGTCAACGATTTAACGATTGACGTCTACAGCTTGACCGAACTCGGTGACGTAGACGTGACTACGCCGACCAACGGTCAAGTCTTGGTATATGACGGCCCCAACAACCTTTGGAAGAACCAAAGCCAACCGCCCGCCAACATTGCGGCGAACCTTCTCTCTGACCTGAGCGATGTTCTGACCTATAGCGGCGCAACCGACAATCAATACCTGCGATATAACGCACAGTTTGGCGACTGGTCAGCGTCGACTATTCAGTACAGCCAAATATCTGGAGGGCCAGCAAATCTCTCTGATCTGACAAACGACCTTAACTTCCTGGAGGGCCTCGGCAGCTCTTCTGTCGGGGATCTGCAGGACGTAACCACTGCCACAGAACAAGAGGGGCAGATTCTCATTTGGCGTACAGATAAATGGGTCAATGAATTTGGGCCGCCGGCAAACATTGC